GATACCAAAGAAGCATTATGGTCTAAGGTACAGGAGACATATACAAAGAAAGGTTATACGATTGCTGATGCTATCTTAAACGCAAGGCTTACAAGGATACTTAGAGAAGGAGATTATGATTACAATACAGGTGAAGTAAAACTTTGGAACCCATAAAGAAAACCCCAAGAGGAACCACACCCTTGAGGTTTTCTTAGCGTTGCAACAAGGTAACCACTCCTTGCTATCTACAGACTAACATATAATATAGAGATAGCTCTTTAATTTTTGTGTCTTTACCAGTAATTACTGACGAACTTATACAAGCTTTAGATAGTGTGTTTCCTAACAGACACCCAGACCTATCGCTATCAGATCGAGAAGTATGGTATCGTGCAGGGCAGAGGTATGTTGTTGATTACTTAATTGAACAGCAACTACGACAAAAAGAAACTATGTTAACTGAGTCAATTTTGGAAAATTAATTATGTGTTCAAGACCACCAACACCGCCACCACCACCAAAACCAAAACCTACAGCACCAGCACCAGAAAAAACTGCAAAAGCTGTTGTGACAGGTACAAAAAGAACTAAAAAAAATCAACCTGGTTCTGGTTTAGCAAATCGTAGAAGAGGTGGCACTTCAAGTTTGCAAATTCCGATGTTCGATTCATCTCGCAATTCTAATCTTGAAATAAAATAAATGGAATATTCACAAGGCGGTAAGACTGCTGCTGGTCGTTACGAACAATTAGTTAGTACTAGATCAACATACGAAAGAGAAGCTAAAGAGTCTTCAAAACTTACCTTGCCAAGTCTTATTCCAGAAACTACGTCTGGCACAAGGGCTAGGATTAAAACGCCCTTTCAAGCCCTTGGAGCCAAAGCCGTTAATAGCCTTGCCTCAAAACTTTTAATAACTTTACTACCTCCAAGCACTGCATTTTTTAAATTAACCATAGATCAACTTGCACTTATGCAAGAAGGGCAGAGTGAAATACAAAGTGAAATCGATAAAGGATTAAGGACATATGAAAATGCTTTGATGGATGAGATTGAAGTATCTAATGATCGTGTTGCAATGTTTGAAGCACTTAAGCATTTAATAGTAGGTGGTAATGTTCTTTTATATTTAACTGATAAAGGATTAAAGGTATATCCACTTTCTAAATTTGTATGCAAAAGAGATTCAGTGGGTAATGTATTAGAAATACTTACAAAAGAATCTGTAAACCCTCAAGCTTTGCCTTCTGATTTTTTAAAACAAATAAAACAGAAAGATAATTATGACGAAAAAACTATGGGAGATGAAATTGATATATATACCTGTGTTAAAAGATATGGCGATGACTTTATGTGGCATCAAGAATGTCAAGGAGAAAAAATACCTGGTACTGATGGAAGATCTAAAGTCGATGTCTCACCTTGGATCTTATTGAGATGGGTGAGAATAGATGGAGAACAATTTGGTCGTGGGTACGTTGAAGAGTATCGTGGTGACCTTATATCTCTTGAAGCTTTGACTCAATCTGTCATCGAAGGGGCTGCTGCAAGTGCAAAAGTTTTATTTCTTGTAAATCCTAACGGTCAAACAAGAGCAGCTACTTTAGCTAAAGCTCCCAATGGTGCAGTAAGAGAAGGAAGTGCAGCAGATATTTCTGTAATGCAAGTGGGCAAACAAGGTGACTTTGCTGTTGCACAACAAGCAATGCAACGTATAGAAAGTAGACTAGCCGATGCTTTTCTTATGGCTAGTTCTGTACAAAGACAAGCTGAAAGGGTAACAGCAGCAGAGATAAATCTTATGGCTCAAGAACTAGAAAATAGTTTGGGTGGGGTCTACTCTATTCTTAGCCAAGAGTTCCAAATACCCTATCTCAAGCGAAGGATGCACATGATGGTAAGGTCTGGAAAAGTTAAAGCCTTGCCAGAAAAATTAGTAAAGCCTAAGATAGTGACAGGGATTCAAGGTCTTGGTAGAGGTAACGACAGAAATAAACTCATTGAGTTTATCGGTACTGTAGCTCAAGCACTTGGACCAGATGTTATGAGACAGTTTGTTAATGTCGATGAAGCAGTAAAACGTCTTGCTACTTCTATTGGCATTGACACTACAAACCTTATAAAATCACAAGAGCAGATTGCAGCAGAACAACAACAAGCTCAACAACAACAGCTAATACAATCTCTTGGACCTGCTGCTTTAGGATCTAAATTACTTGATCCTAAAAACAATGCTCAAGCACAACAACTAACGGAGGAATTAAATGCCAACCAAGAAGAAGCCCAGAGAGAGGGATGAAAACGGTAAATTTGTTGCCAAACCACAAGAACCTGTGGTAAAACCTGTAGTAAAAGAACCTGTTGTGGCTAAAGAGGCATCAGTAGAAACAAATTCTAAAGATGTAATTACTAGACATGGCAGTATAATTCATACAAATTAATTAACCATTCATGACTTCATCGCAATTAAATGTAGCTGAAACGCCACCAATGTCTCAAGAAGACTTGGAAACTTTAGCTAAAAATGAAACAGACGAAAATGGTTTGATACTGGGTAAGTTTAAATCTGTTGAAGATTTAGCTGCAAGCTATAAAGAATTAGAAGGCAAGTTAGGTTCTTTTGAAAAATCAGAAGAGACTGAAGAACAAGTTACTGAAGAACAAGTTACTGAAGAAGAACCTACAACTTATAATGAAATATATGGTGATGGTCTTGCAGATGTATTGCAAGAAGTTGGTATTGATCCAGAGGATATAACAAATAGATTTTTGGAAACTGGTAATATAAATGAAAATGATTATAAACTTCTTGGAGAAGCAGGTTTCTCAAGACAAATCATTGATACTTATTTAGATGGTGTAAGGTCTCAAGGTGACGTTGAAGAGATTGCAAAATCAGAACAAGCAAGCATAAAACAAATTGCTGGCGGTGAACAAGGATATGAACAACTAAAATCTTGGGCTACAGAAAATTTATCTGATGTTGAACTTGATGCTTTTGATAATTTAGTTCAGACAGCCCCACCAGCAGCTATTAAACTAGCAGTACAAGGTCTTTATTCTCAATACACTAATGCTATGGGTATCGAACCAGATTTAGTCTCAGGTAGACAATCAAATAGTGGATTAAGTCCATTCAGATCAGCAGCAGAAGTAACTAATGCTATGAATGACCCACGTTATGGAAAAGACATGACTTACACAGGAACAGTACAAGAAAGGTTGCGTGAAAGTGATGTCTTTAAATCATCTAGATAATGGCAAAATTATGTGCTAGAGGTAAAGCTGCTGCTAAACGTAAGTTTGACGTTTACCCTTCCGCTTATGCTAATGCTTATGCTGTTAAAGTCTGCAAAGGACAGGTTAAAGTAGGTGGTAAAGCAAAGGTAGCTTCTGGTTATACTAAAGGAAAAAGAAGTTCACTTAAAATGAGGTCTTAACTATGTCCTTAACTGGAGGTCAAAAAAAATTAGATGTCACAGGAGATGGCAAGATTACCAGAGAAGATCTTATGATTCTTCGTGCAAAAAAGAAAAAGAAAAATGGCAAAGCTTAGTCTCAGTCAAATTAAAACTTTAAAGAAACATTCACAGCATCATTCCAAAAAGCACATGGATATGATGAAAAAGCTAATGCGTGAAGGTTCTTCATTCAAAGCTGCACATAACAAAGCACAAAAAGATGTAGGCAAATGAGTCTTAAAAGATGGTTTGATGAAAAGTGGGTAGACGTTAAGACAGGCAAACCTTGTGGTCGGCAAAAAGGAGAGAAGCGAAAAGGATACCCTGCTTGCAGACCTTCAAAAAGAATTAGTAGTAAGACTCCAAAAACTAGAGGTGAGATGAGTAGACAAGAAATAAAAAAATTTAAAGATAAAAAGAAAGGTCCAGGAAAAATACCTTACCAACACAGAAGAGATAGTTTAAAATTTTCTAAATAATGTTATATTTTAAATAACTTACATTCTTTATGGCTAAAGGAGTATCTCTACGAAAAGAGCATAAGAGTCCTTCTGGGGGTTTGACTGCTAAAGGTAGAGCATACCTTAAAGCTAAGACAGGTAGTAACTTGCAAGCACCTGTCAGAAAAACAAGTGGCCTTTCACCTAGACAAAAAGCAAGAAGGAAATCTTTTTGTGCAAGAATGTCAAAAGTTAAAGGACCACTTAGAAAGAATGGCAAGCCAACTCGCAAAGCCCTTGCTTTAAGGAAGTGGAATTGTGGGTCAGTAAAAACTTAAAAGCGAAAATCTTAATATCAAAAGTGCCTGATGCGTCAGATAACACTTATGAGAACAGACAGTAGCGAAGTAAGTTTCTTAAATTTTATTCAATCAAATTAAAGGTTTTTTAACATGAGTAATGCTACGGTATCTCGCCTTGGTTTGGTCGACAATACAGGAACAGACTTTGACGCTCTGTTTCTGAAAGTTTTTTCGGGGGAGGTGCTAACTGCGTTTACACGCAACAACATCTTTAACGATCAACTTCATTCTGTTCGTACCATAACATCAGGCAAATCGGCACAATTTCCAGTTTTAGGCACTGCCACTGCTGCCTACCATACACCTGGTAATTTATTGACAGGGGGCAACCAAATCAGACACGGTGAGCGTTTGATTTCAATAGACGATTTATTAATCGCAGACGTTTTTGTAAGTCGCCTCGAAGAATTGAAGAATCACTATGACGTTAGGGCAGCTTACGCTGATGAACTCGGCAAAGCTCTAGCTAAGACTTATGATTCTAACGTTGCAAAAATGATCGCAAATGCGAGTCGTGCATCTTCAACACTTACAGGTATTGCAGGTGGACTTACCTTAACTCTTGGTTCTGGTAATACTGCTTCAGCAAACGTAGATGGTGATGAAATAGCTGCTGCTATTTATGACATAGCTCAAGCATTTGACGAGCGTGACATTCCTCCAACAGATCGTTTCTGTGTATTACCACCTGCTGAGTACTACAAACTTGCTGAGTCTGCTACAAGAACTGTAGACGTTGACTTCAACCCACAGGGTAATGGTTCGTTTGCTTCTGGTAAGGTACA